GCCGCGCGGGTCCGATCGGTGAAGTTGAAGAAGGTGGCGCGTTCCAGGAACGCAGCGTACTCGCCGTCCTCCATGCCCTCCTGGGCGGGCAGATAGAGCGTTTCGGCGTCTTTGACGGCGCGCTCGCCTTCGCAGCAGTCGCGCACCATCCGCCAGTCTTCCCACATCATCAGAACCATGGGGTGGACCCAGGCGGGGAGCGCATCGAGCGCGGTGCGGACGGCCTTTCGCTGCAGCCGATCTTGGGCCTGGGTACGCTTGGTCGAAATGCGGGCCATCCAGGGTCCTCACAGGCTCGTTACACAACGGGAGCCCGAGTGTTACCCTAGATTACTGTGTGTGTCAATATGAGACAGCACATCTCCTGTTAACCGTTGGAGCCGGTGACGTATTGTCATCCTCGATCACATCAGGCTAGGTAGGGGTCACCGACCAGGAGGGTCCGCCGTGATCTCAGAAGCCGCCATCGTCGCCGTCGAAAGCCTGACCAAGTACATGCGTGACCAGGGCCTCGTCTACGAGGAGGTCCGGCTCTACGACGACGCGCTGATCGGCGCCGTCGCCTTCCGCCGGGGCACCACGCTGCAAAATCAGGCGACGGAGGTCTCCGAAGACGTCCTGATGTGTGCCTCCCAGCAGCATCAGATGGTCTACGGCGCCGCCCCGATCACCCGCATCGCCCGCACCGAGGACAGCTACGATCTCGTGTTCCCGACGCCGTGGGCCGCGCGCCCGCTTGTGACGATCTGGTCGTCGCAGCGCAAGGAAGTGCTGCTGGCGATCCCGGTGTGGTCGTTCGAGGGCATGCCGAACGCGACCGCCAAGCTCGTCATCGACGCCCATGTGGCGTGGCGCAAGGCGCTCGACAAGCTCGACAAGCGTCACCTGCACGCCGAGTTCGCGGGCCGTCTCGGCAACGACTTCGCCCGCCGCCACGACTGGAGGGCGTGATGCCCAGTCTCTCCGAGAGCGCGGCGAAGCAGTGCCGCTGTCCACACATCAACAACGCACCCGGCGGTCAAGGCCTGTGCGTCGCCTCGCAGTGCATGATGTGGCGGTGGGTGCACGATCTTCGCCACGTCTCGAAGCCGAAAGCCATCTCGAACCTCGGCCGCGACGCGTTTCAGAAAGAAGTCCACGACGCGGTCAAGGAAGGCTTCACCCTGGTCCGTGACTCAGGGGGCGGCGTCACGCTCATGCGCCAGACCGATCACGGCTACTGCGGTCTCGCCGGTCGCGTCGTGCCGGACTTCAGGGAGGTGCAGGACATATGAGCACTACCCAGAAGGATCGCAACATCCTGCAGTTCCTCGCGGCACGCCGGTCCAACGGCTGCAAAGCGCCGACCTGTCGGCTGATCTCAGAAGCAGCGGGCAAGAGCTACGCGCAGTGGGCGATGAAGGCGTTGCGGCGCCTCGAACAGCGCGGGTTCGTCGCGAAGTCGCGCCCGGACAGCTTCAACAACATCTACTGGAAGATCACCGATGCCGGACTCGAACGACTCGCTCTCGACACCGGGGACAACAACTATCGACTTCTCTTTGAGCAGACGCCGAGCGGAGCGCTTAGCCCGTGAGCGTGCGGAGCTGGTCCAAGGGACCGCGATGCTCTTCACGCTGTGGCCCGTCGTGGTGTGGGGCGGATGGGTCATCCTGATGTCGCGATACTGGCTCGGCTGGAGGCAGTGGTGATGTCCCTGACCACGTTCGTCATCTACGTGTTCGTGGTCTGCACAGGCGGCTTCGTCGGTGCGTTCACCGTGCTGCTCGCCATCGGCATGTACGTCGAGCCGTACAACGCGACGCAAGAGAACATGACTGTCGCGCTTGGCGGCGCCGCCCTGACGATCTGTGCCGCCTTCGCTTCGGACTGGATCGAGAAGCATGGACGCAAAACATGACAACTTGCGTCCAGTTCAGCTCCTGCATTCGATCCGCCAGAGATGTGTGGAGACGTCGCACGGATGTTGGCTCTGGCTCGGACGCGACAGTGGCAGTGGCAGGGGCGGGGGATACCCGCGCATGGAGATACGCGGACACACCTGTGCTGCGCATCGCGTGGCCTGGGTCTGCGTGCATGGCTACCTGCCGACCAAGGTCCAGCTCGATCACACATGCAGGAACCGAAGGTGCTGTAACCCGGCACATTTGGAGCCGGTGACTCACCGGCAAAATCAGCGCCGCAAAAGCAAGCACAGACGTCAAACAGGAGTTCAACATGACTGATCAGCCGATCCCGTCTGCCATCCCTGAGCTTCCTCCCGAAAACCGCACGGCTCTCGAAAGGATCAGGAAGGAAATCCGGAACGGAATGAGCCAGGAGCAGTTCGAGCAGATGAAGCAAGGGGCCGAGGAGGAGGTGCAGGAGATGGTCTCCGCCGCTCTCACCATGATCGGCTTCCTCCCGCCCGAGAAGCGCCTGCTGGGTCTCTTCATCCACTTCTGCGGCCACAGCGACGGCGCCGAGCACGGCATGAAGATCGCCGCCACCGTCGCGTGTGCCATCTCGGGCATGTCGCGTCAGCAGTTCGGCCTCACGCAGCATGTGTCGGTCAGCGCCGTCGGCGAGTACGCCGCCGCCGTCACGCAGGGCATGACGCGTGGTTTCATCGCGAAGTTCGCGCCGGACAAGAAGGTCGAGGACATCATGGATGATCTCGCGGAGCTGGAGAAGCTGCTCTTCCCCGAGAACGCCGAGGAGATCGACGCGGCGGTCGCCGAGAAGAAGGCGGTCATGAAGGCGGCGGCGTCCCTGGACGATGGGGGCCAGCCGTCGTGATCCGCTGGCTTCGCCGCGATCTCGCACTGAAGCTTCTGCTCCTCACCGGGGCAGAAGTCACCCTCGAAGAGTGGATCGAGCACAACTTGATCCGCTGGGTCCGCGCGATCGGTCGCGACATCCAAGTCAGTCACCGGTCGATCCCCATGCGGAACGCACCCTACGACGCCGTGACCTACATCGACGCGCGCTTCATCCGTCTGTCCTCCCGCAAACCTCTCCCACAGAAGAGCTACGTCTATGAGTGACATCCCCGAGCACAAGGTACGTGGCGCGCACATGATCTATCCGCCCGAGAACATCGCGGAGGAGGGTGACCGCTATTGGTCCCGGAGGACGGGCCGGATGTACTACTGGCACGAGAGGACGGCGGGGTGGAGGGACGACACCGGGACGTTCTTCAAGCCCGTCGAGCCGCGCGCGCCTGTCATCACAGACAAGCCTGACACGTCCGACGAGAAGCCCGACGAGAAGCCCGCGTACCCGCTGTCTCCCGAGAAGGAAGCCGCCGACTTGAAGGCGATCCTGTGTGATCTCGCCGTCGTCTGTGACTTCATCAGGCGCGCCTCGCGGCACACGCCCCGCATGACGCTCCGCGTCATTCGCAAGGGTGTGTGGGTCGTCAAGACTCCGCGCGACTACACGACGCGTCCCTCGATCAAGTCGGTCCTATTGACCTGGGACGATCTGAGGGACCGCGACACCTGCTACCAGAAGATTTGGAGCCTGCCATGAGCACGAAGTCGCGAACGAACAACTCCCGTCCCAAGCGCGTGAGGCCGTCGCAGCAGCTCCTCGACACGCTGAGCAAACACGACCTGTGGACGGCTCACGACGACCGTCTTCGATACACCGGGGCCCTCTACGAGAACCTCGACTTGAGGCCGAGCTTGTCGGACTACGGGTTCGCCGACGCGAGTATCAACGGCGCGTTGTTCGAGAACTGTGATCTGCGGGATGGCACCTTCACCCGCACCTCTCTGCGCGACGCGCGTTTCATCGGCTGTGATCTTCGCAACTGCTACTTCAAGGACGCGATCCTGGTTGATGCCCAGTTCGAGGACTGTGATCTGCGCGGGGCCTATCTCGGGGGTGCGCGTCTCGTCGGCACGGACTTCATCGAGAGCAAGCTCTCTACCGCGACCTCGTTCAGCGGCTCGATGATGAGTCCGTTCCGGATCGTGTTCGCCGACACCGAGCGCGGTTACGTGATGTACGAAATCCCGGACACGTATCGCGGACCGCACGTCACGATGGGCTGCCGCACCTTCACGCTCAACGAGGCGTGGACTCACTGGCAGAAGTACAAGGGCGGCGTCTACGGATACTACCTCGACCACATCCAGGCGCTTGCGAAGAAGTACCAGCACAAGCTCCGGATCATCGAAACGCCGAAGACGGAAGGGAGCGCCTGACCATGCGTGACAACACCGACCACGGGCGGTCCGCCGCCGAGCACGAGTGGAACATCGACTACGGCTACCTCGCGCTGTTGTCGAAGCTCGCGAACTCACCCGAGGCGACGTCGCGTCACGACCGCACGGGTGTCGGGACGTTCTCGCTGTTCGGCGAGCACCTGAAGCACGACCTGTCGCGGTCGTTCCCGCTGCTGACCACGAAGAAGGTCTCCTTCAAGGCGGTCGCGCACGAGCTTCTGTGGATGATGCGCGGGGACACGAACGTGAAGTCCCTCAACGACGTGGGAGTCACGATCTGGGACGAGTGGGCTGACAAGAACGGCGAGCTGGGGCCAATCTACTCCCATCAATGGCGGAGAGCCGGAGGCACGATCCGGGCAATTCCTAAGCCTCGGCCGCAATTGCGGGCAGGGCTGTCTCCGACTTATCTCGGGGTAGCGAATGGTGCGGGCAAGGAAGGACACCCTCTCGCCAAGACCTGGGAAGGCATGATTGCCCGCTGCTACTCAGAAGACAGCCCGAGCTACAAATACTATGGGGCACGCGGCGTCCATGTCTGTGACGCGTGGTTGGAGTTCGCACAATTCGCACGCGATGTGGAGACGCTTCCCGGCTGGGAAGACAAAACCAAGAACCCCGGGTCATACGTTCTCGACAAGGACATTCTGGGGTCGGGGTTCCGATACGGTCCGCAAGAGTGTTCTTGGGTATCTCCTGCAGAAAACATGGCAGCCACGCAAGTCCGACGGATCGTAGTCGAGAAGGGCGGGAAAGAGTACAGCTTTACAAACACCGTCGCCTTCTGTGCGCAGCACGGGGTCGAGGCGAAGAACTTCTCTGACCTCTGGACCGGCAACAAGAGCGCGCAGACGCGCGGAGGCTTCCGGCTGGTCCGCGTCGAAGACGATAGTCGCGGAGTCGATCAGCTTCTCGAAGCTCAGAGGCTGCTTCGTGAGGACCCACAGTCCCGGCGCATCATTGTGTCGGCGTGGAACGTCGCGGACCTTCCGAAGATGGCGCTGTCGCCGTGTCACGCGCTGTTCCAGTTCTACTCGCGGCGCGTGCCGGGCGACATCGTCCCCTATCTCGATCTCCACCTCTACCAGCGCTCCGCCGACATCTTCCTCGGCGTGCCGTTCAACATCGCGAGCTACGCGCTGCTGACGAACATGATGGCGCACACGACGGGACACACGCCGGGACGTCTCTACATCAGCTTCGGCGACGTGCACCTCTACACGAACCACGCCCTGGCGGCGCTCACGCAGTTGAAGAGGGAGCCGACGGGAGGTCCCTACGACAGTCCAGCAGAAAGGTCCCCGCAGTTGGAGATCATCAAGTCCCGGAAGTGTGTGACGGAGTTCGAGTACGACGACTTCCAGATCAGGGACTACCACCCGCATCCGCACATCCCCGCGCCTGTGGCGGTCTGAGGGGACGGTCTGAGGGGACGGTCTGAGGGGATGGTCGATGGAGAAACGCCGATGAAGAAGATGCTCGGCAAGATCGAAGAGGTGACCGTCGGTTACGGCGGTTACCAGGACGCTCAGCTCGGTGTGAGTTTCAAGATCGGAGGCTCAGGATGGGGGACCCACGACTTCTGGGGCTTCTGGGGCATGGGGCCCAGCGAGTATGCGAACTGGTCTCGAGACGATCAGGTGAACCGCCTGGGAGAGGTGTTCCTGCGCATCCGTGATCTCCTGAACGCCGCGCAGGTCCAGCACGTCCAGCAGCTCCAGGGTATGCCGATCGAGGTCACCTTCGAGGGCTCGATGCTGCAGTCCTGGCGCATCCTGACGGAGGTGTTGTGATGGAGCTTCGCCTCGCGACCTTCTCACATCGGACAGAAACCGTTCGTAGAACAGATGGTGCTGAAGAGAGGGCGCGACGTCTGGTGAAGCCCGACATCCCGTGGAACTCGAAGGAAGGCATCACCGCGCTGCTCGATTGGGCGCGGGCAGGAGGCTTTGTCCTTGACAGGCGTCACTACGCCCTGGCGCAGAAATATGGTGTCCCGACGGAAGGGGGTCCGTTTCCGCTTGGATGTTCCGAGGAGGTGATGGTCGGGTTTTTTATTGTCTGATTTTCTATTGTCCGATGTGGGGATGGTCCGATGTATCGTGTGAGCTGGTTGGAGAAGCGCGGGCCGCGAGAGTGGAAGCCCCGATCCAGGCGCCTGACGGCTGTCGAGGCGGGCAAGCTGGCGGCGATCTGGTCATACCAGTCCGAGGAGTTCGACACCGCCGTCCAGGAGGTTCTGGGCGTGCGTGTGGGAGTCAAAATCTGGGGCCTGACGCTGCATCGAGAGGGCGGCATCCGCGTCGGGAAACTAGGGATGCATCCGCAACCTAAGTTCATATAACGAGACCCTAGGTGTCGCAAATCTGGTGCCCCCGGGTGTGGGGGGCCTTGGGTCCCCTCGACGTGGTTAACGAAAGGTGAAAGAGTACACTTGATAGGTTGTACATCGAATGATTGACGATCTATGGACGATCGTATGGGATTAGTACGATCGAGCTGTCCGATGTGTATGATGAATACGCGTTAGGATTTGCCAAGTAGTAACCATGTAGAGTAATAGTTGAAATGTGACTTGACTTAGTGGTTATTGTCCGATGTGTAGTAGATATAGCACAGTGCGACAGTATTCACACATGTGATTACATCAACACATTGTGTCAATACTATCACACACTATGTCATGTGGTGTGTGTGGTGCATGTGTGCAACATGTTGTATTAGGGTACTAGGTAGGGTATGCTAGGGCACGGGCCTGCACAGTGTGCCCCCATGGGGTAAGGGCCTGAAATGTCAAGAGGGAAAGCGTAAGGGCGTGGCGAATTGCCCTAAGATAGTGAACAATGCCCTTAGTGGTCTTGCTCTCCCTGTGGCGAGCATGTCACACTGTGCACAAGGGAGAGTATGTGGGGAGTGTGAAGAGGTGGCGCAAATCGGGACAGTCCTAAACTGCGGCATTTAGGACATTTTTAAGCAGACAACCCAGGAAATTAATCCTGTTGCCACAAGGCCACACCCTGTAACATAGTGGCCACAGGGCCGCTCGTCAACGGTTTTTTAACCCTCCCAGCGGAAAAAGTGGATAAAAAGCGGTATTTTCCGGTAAATTGAGAACGAACCAGGAACGCATGTCCTGGCAAATGTCGTGCCAACGCTGAATGTCCCGAAACATGCGGTCTAGGACATGGGGAAATGGTTAATTATTGCTTAAAAGTCCGCTTTTGCGCAAGAAAATTGCGCGGAAAGGTAAACGGGGAGTAAAAGTGTGTCCCGTTTTGGGACGGGGCCCCGGCTTTTGACCGGGGCTATTCCCGCCTAGTCTGTGATGACAATCCCCCGGTCAGCTAGCGCGAGGAAATTGTAATAGAGCGTGTGACGATAGACCACGACTGCGAGCCAGCGCCCGTCATCCCGTTGTGTGGTCAGCACTGTGGCGCCTTCCGGGATAAGGCCGCGCGCTAGCTCTAGCGCTGCCATAGCGTTCTTGCGCGTGGCATAGCTTTTCGCGTTCGGAAGCGTGTCGGTTAGGTATCGCATGGTCAGCCCCCCATACCATGAATGCGGCCATCGTCGCCAACAATAAGCGAGTATTCCCCAACCCGCTTGCAATAGGCGTCCATTTGCGAGGCGAAGGGCTCTTGCCAGTCGCCATCCCAAAACCCGCAACCGTGGCCGTTGCGCGTCAGCCAAAAGTCATGCCCCGCCAATTCGACGGCATGGGCGCCGGACCGGCCTTGATAGATGCCGGGGCGAAACAGATCGGACCAGAAAAGATCGATGAAGGCCGCGCAATCCTTTTCCATTTCCGCGCGAGTGTCGGGGTCCAGATCGTCGGCCGTATAGTTATCGTCGAGCGGATTTCCGCCCGCGTCGTCGCTCTCATCATTCGAAGACCAAAGGGCCGCCGTGATGTAAGCGTGGATGAAACGAGCCTCGGAAGCGTTGCCAGCGTCTTGTCCGGATGCGGTTTTTACGGTCATGGTGTGGTGCCTTGTGATGTGATTTTGACTGCCATCAAGGTAACAGATCGCCACTAGAAAGGCACCCAAAGTCACATTGCATGGTTAGCAGAGGGTAAAAAGAGCCGGGGATTTCTCCCCGGCGAGTTTCACCATGTTCGGACGGTGAGAAGAATTCACGCCGCAGCTAGGTAGCCCTCCGCCATGTCCCAAAGGGCCCGGTTGATGCGGTTCGCGCCATCGATCGTGCCGACGGGGCGGGACGTGCGGCGCGCCATGCGGCGATTGACGTGTGCGACAGTCACCAAACCGCCGCGCAGCGTGTTCTCCTGAATGCGGTTGAAGACCGACCACAGATCATTCCCCGCGTCCCCGAAACGCCGCACAGAAAGCATGCGATCGGGGGCCGGAAGGATGCGAGGGGCGGAATTGTCGCCGCTCGCGTCGTCGTCGTTTTCCAGGTTGAACCGCAGCGCATGGGCACGCGTGGCGAAAGCGTGTTGCTGATCCCGCGTCAGCATAAGCCGCGACATGTCCGCGACTCGCGATGCGATGCCGTCGAATTGCTCGACAACGGAATAGGTCGCGTCAATGACTTGCGGCACGATATGCGAGCGATGAGCGATGCGGTAGGATTGCCACGCATTGCCAACCATTAGGCCATTGAGGCACACAAGGCGCAGCAATCCCGCGCTGACCTGGAAGGATGACGTGCCATCGTGCGAATTGACAATGGTCACCTCGGGAACGCTGTCACCGATCTGTCGCACCTCGGCGGAAGGCTGGCGAAGCCGGATCATGTGGCGCTGATAGCCGCGACGATCTTCCTTCCGCACGCGAGCCACGGCAGCCCCGGTGACGTTATATCCCCGGCTCAGAAACTCATCGACAACGTCAAGCGTCGTCGCGTGGCCGTAGCGTTCCGATCGGGAATAGTGCGGCGCGAGTGCAGTCACGGCGGGGACCATGGCGATAAGCTCATCGCGCGAGATCGGGGAATTGATGCGGTTAGTCGAGAGCATGGGAGTTATTCCTTTTCGTGGGGGATTGGATTAGCGGCGAAACTGCGAAACGAGATTGCGCATTTCAGCGCGGCGAGAAGCCTCAGCCTTGCGGGCGGAATTGGTCCGCTCAACCTGAGTCGTCTCATCCCAACGGGCTTCCGGGGCGCGAATGATGCTGGCGATCGGCTTCACGTAGGTGGCGGCGGTCATGGTGATTTTCCTTTCTGTGTGGCGCCGTGGCGCCGTGTTGATGTGACTTATAAAAACACATCGCCACTAGCAAGTCACCTCTAGTCACTCTATATGGTTACTTTTGAGTTAATTGTGCCTTGTGGTCACGCTGCGGCGCGCACAAATCCCGATGTGTCCCCGATTGCGCGGCCCTTGGCCCTAAGCCCGACAATGACGCCGCGCGGGTCCCCCGGCCTATAATCGTGCACGTCCCCGTCAATGACGGGAAATGAATGCCCCTGGATAACGAATGTCCGGGGCAATTCGTGACCACGGGTCACATTGAAAGCCACGGCAACATTCATTCCGCCGTGTACCAACGCATGTAATGCGTCAGCATCGTTATTCTCGGCGAGCGAAAACGTCAGCCGATAATTCGACGGCAGATTGCGGCGATTAGCTATTTTCGAGTAGTCATAGAACGATGTAGACGGGAATAATTCCATGACGTTTCGCGCACCATTGGCGGGGATTGTTTCCCAACGAATATCAGACGTTGCATTAAGCCGAACGCCGCACACCATGCGCAATTCGGCCGCACGCGTCGCGTGCTTTGCCAATTCGCGGACCAATGCCACCATGAACGCGGGGCGATCCGTGAAAAAGGCGCGAGTCTTTGCAACACGGGACCGGGCCTTGCCAGCCATATAGGCGGGATTTCCGGCCGTGTGAAGGCATGCGGCTTTGCATCCCGCCGTTGCCTTGGGGCACACATTGAAACCGCCGAGGGAAGCCGGGGCAAGATGCATCGGCGCCGTGAGAAAACCGAAATCTAGGCCTTTTGCAAGTTTGGGATTGGCAATAGGGCGCGCCAAAAGCGAGCCAATACCGTGCCGAGCATAAAAGGCGCGAGCCTCCGGACCCGTGCGACGAATGTATGCGGCGAATGTTTCGCCATTAGGAAACTGCAACATTTGCGTTACTCCACACCGTAGGGCCAAGTAGGGGACGAATGGCAGCTAGTTACGCCGCAATCGAGTTTCCCGGTTTTCGTGACTTGAAACAACGTGTTTTCGAGCCAATCGCGATCCGTCAAGAATTGGACGCAATAGCGGCGACCGTCGCCCCTCAACTCGCGCGCCCATGCAGGGACGTGTTCGCCCGTGTAGCGGTGGCAATAGGCCCGCAGAACGTGCGCTTGCTCGACTGCAGTTAGCTCAGTGCCCCGTTTGTGGGGGCGATCGTGTCGAAAGTGTCGGGGCATGGTGACGTTACTCGCGTTCGTTGTTCGTGGCACTAGAAATGGCATATCGCCACTAGGAACACAAACAGAGTCACCATATGTGGTAAATATTAACCTACATGTCATCGCACACTCGCAATTGAGGTGACGCTAGGGCACTATGCGGGGAATCAGTAACACGGGACCGCACACCATGCCGCGCACACCCAAAGGGCCGAACGTCATCCTTCCCAAGCTGTCAGACAATGCCCGTATCATCTTCGCCGAGAATGTGATGGCAGCGCTCCGGAAACGGGGAACGATCGGCCGCGCAACATTCGTCAAGAAAAACGGCGATTTGCGTAATATTCGCTTCATCATTTCGCAGTCGGCGAGTTATCAAGCCAAAGGGTCCGAGGTTGCGGCGCGAACACAAGCGGACAATCCGCACCTATTCCGCGCGATTGACCTTGACGTGTACCGCAAGGCGAAACGCGAGGGGAAAGACAAGCAAGCCGCAATGGCGGAGGCTTTCCGCACCATTAACGCACTCACACTAAGGGAGGTGTCGGTTAACGGCGAGGTAATTGCGCTGTCCTGACAGCAATTCAGACTTTCGTCACCAACGCGAAATAGAGCCATAAGGGCCGGGGCATACAGCCCCAATCGCGGCACCATGTTTGCAATGCGTTCGGCTCGCGTCGAATGCAAGCAACGTGGCGCCGCGATTTTTTGCGTTCGGGACCATTAGGGTTTTGTTTACCATGTGGGAAGTTGTCCCATTATGGCACGACTATTCACGTCTTGTTTACGTTGTGTCATTTTGGCACAGGCGTTCACGATCCGTTAAGGTTGTATATGACTGGTTAATTTTCGGTAAACTCGCGTCAGATTTTGGGACTCCCCGGTACCGGGGGGAGGGGGTAGGGGGTGAGCCCGTTCCAAAATTTCCCCGGGGGGCGGGGGGCGACCCGGTTCCAAATTTCGGCCCAGGCGCGATCGAGATCGAGTTCTGGCGTGTTCCAATGTTCCGATGTTCCGGCGGAACACCAAGACTTTTCTAACCATGACATCATACGATCGTTGTCGCGGTGGCGGCATGACAGCTATTGTCAGCCGCGATCACAAGCGCGCACGCGTGCACACTGAGAACGGATGTAGAACAACATGTCGACGACTCCCGCCATTGTCCAGATCGCCCGCGAGACGCTGAGCCAGCCCGTGGTCTACGATCTTCATCAGGCCAACGCTCGGGTGGCGGCTGACGTTGAGGCTTCTCCGACCTTCAGCGCCAACACGATGCTCCAGCTCCTGACCGAGCGCTACGGTCCGCGTCGCGAGGACGCCATCGCCGCGTTCTCCCTGCATTCCGGCAAGGACCGCCGCACGGTGTTCCGCTATCTCTCGGGTGAGCTGCCAATCCCGCGTTGGGCGGCGCTGCTCACCGTTCTACTTCACTCCAGCACGGCCCACCAGATGGACGAGCTGTGGAACAAGGCACGCGAGGCGGCGACGACCTATCCTCCGGTATGACAGTGTGACCGCGCGCCCGGCATTTCGAAGAGGAGGGGGTCCTTTTTTCCTGGAGACCCCTCCCCCTTCGAAAATGATGAGGGTCCCCGCCTTTAACGGCGGGAGGTGCCCGTCCCTCTAAGTTTCTTGGTACCCAGGCGCACCTTTTTCCTGACGCTGTCCAGGTACTGTGACGTCATGTCCGCCTGATCGTCCTCGGCGGAGCCGGGGAAGGCCAGGATTTCCGTCTCGTACGCATCGAGCCACGCCGCGCGCTCGGGCAGCCACACCTCGCCCGCGCGCCACATGGGCGTGCAGCCGTCGAAGCGGAACTCTTTCGAGCGCTGACCCGGATCGATCGCAACAACAGGCGCGGGTGCATTCGCTTTGAAGAGCTGAATGATCTGCGTGCCCATACCCTTGTCTTCGATCAAGATTTGATCGGCCCTCCAATGATTGGAAAGGGTCCTCAGCTTGTCCATCACTTCCGTGATTTCCATTTTCTGGAACACCACGTCGGCGAGGTAATGCCAGCGATTGGCGTCCTCGATCCACACGCCGATCGCCGTCTTGTTCGAACGCTCCGTCGTCTTGTTCGCGGTGTCGACGCTGATGGTGATCTTGCGTGCGCGCTCGTGCGGCGCCGCGTCAGCTCCCGCGTCCTTCGACGGCAGCTTCTCGTAGCGCTTCACCCAGCTCAGCTTGATCAGAGCGCCTTCATCGTCACGCGGCTTGCCCTTGTAGAGGGCCCACCACTGGCGCGACGGCAGTGTGTTCTTGAACTCCATGATCTCGGCGTTCGTGTAGTAGCTCGGCCAGAGCACTTCACCGATGTCACGCCCGAGCGGATCGAGAGCAGCCTCCTCTTCAGTTTCGACGATGCCCGGCAGGTTCAAAATCGTCCAAGGGATACCTTTGCCTTCCTTGTTGTAGTCGTGGATCATGCCGATGACGTCATCGAGCGCGAACCGCGTGCCCACGACAAAGAGCGGCGCCGCCGGAAGCAGACGCGTGCGGAAGTCGCCCCAGAACCAAGTGCGGACCTTCTTCTTGATCGCTGCCGAGTCTGCGTCCTCGAAGGAGCCGATCGGATCGTCAACGTGTCCGCAGTGCCCACGATAGCCTGCGAGCTTCTGGCCCGCGCCCTTCGTGACGTACTGTCCGCGTCGTCCCGCCAAGCGCCAGTTGCCCGCCGCAGCGGTGCTGGGCGAGATCATCACCTCAGGAAACACTTCCCGGAAGCGATCATCGTCGACAATGTCGCGCGTGTGCTGACCGAACTCCTTCTCCACGAAGTCCTGAGAGTGCCCGCCGACGATGTAGCGCTTGTTCGGATTGCGTCCGAGATACCAAGCCACGAAATAGCGGGTACAGAATTTCGTTTTGGCGTGACCGGGCGGCATCGAAATCGCTGACCTCAAGAGGTCTCCGCGCTCGATCGGCTCCAGCATGTTCTCGCACAGCCATTCGTGATGAGGCGCAGGCGGCTCATCCGGCGTCATGAACTCGACGAAGCACGCGAGACTGTCCCGCGCGTTGTCGCGCAGCTTGTCCAGATACTCGCGCTCAAGGCGCTCGCGCTCGTGCTCCAGAGCTTCCAGGACATTCTCGGGATTGGTCATCCCGAGCTTGTCGAGGTAGTTCTGGTCAGCCTTCACCAGCGGTATCTTCGTCCGCAGACTCTCCGCTACCCTCGTCTCCAGGCTCGCCATTGAAGAGATCGAGTGGCGATACCTTCGTTTCTCGTTGAGGGGCAGGTTTGGCATCGACGGGGGGAACACCTTTGTTCGGCTTGGAGTCGGGCTTCATGTGACCGGTCAGTTCGCCGATCATTTTGAGGGCCTGATTGGCTGCGGACGTCTGGCCCTTCTTTCGAGCCATCTCCAGGTTTTTCATTGCTTCGAGCAGCAGCCATTTCTGGTCGAGAACTTCGTGCTCGATCTTCGCCTCGCGTAGGCGTTCCCGCATGAGGCGGTCCTGCTCCATCGCGTTCGAATGCTCGGCAATCAGCTCGTCAATTCGCGCCCGCACTTCCGGCTGCTTTGCGAGCCCGGATGGGGCCGCGTTCGTGTCGCCGGAATAGCCTGCCTTTTTGTAGGCATCGACGTAGGTGCTTCCGGCAGCAACGTACTGACAGAAGCGCTCGCGCCGGGCGTTATTCAGAACAGGCATCTTAGGTTACCGCAGGGTTGAATGTTGACCTGAAGTAACATAATGTCCCGAAATGATCAAGACGGTAAACAAGGCGATCGTAGGCGTGGACCCGGGGCTCTCAGGCGCCTTGGCTCTCGTCGGGCCCAAGCTCCTGACGGCGCGGATGCCCGTGCGCATGAACGGCAAGAAGAGGGTTGTAGATGCGGCGGAGGTGTCCGCCCTCTTGAAAGCCTGGGGACCCACGCACGCCGTGATCGAGAACGTCTGGGCGTCGCCGCAGATGGGCGTGGTCTCGGCGTTCTCGTTCGGGCACTCGAAGGGCGTCGTCGAGGCCGCCGTCGCTGCCGGGATCGCGCCCGAGAACGTCTACATGGTCGCGCCCGCCGTCTGGAAAGCCCGCATGGGCGTCACCGCCGAGAAGCAGACCTCCATCAAGTTGGCGATGAAACTGTTCCCAGGGCTCGGCAAGCTGACCGCCGATGAGGCAGAAGCCGTTCTATTGGCGGTATACGGGATGCTGTTTCTAGCCCAGCCAAAGGGCCTCTGACGGGCGAGAGACTTCAGGGGGTAGGTAGGGTACCTGAAAACTCATCGCGCCCGCCAGGACGCGCTTTGGCTCGGGAAAAACAGGCAAAGTCACCCTGCCTTGGTCCTTACGCAGGCGAAGCGGTCGCGTAGAGCCTGCTTCTGCTCCTCCGAAAGGTTCCGAACACGGTTCGGGCTCTTCCCCAGGCGGTAGGGATACAGATCACAAGTTGTAAACTTACAACTCTTGCCCTCCTGGGTTGAATACCCAGAACAGTCCAGACAGCGGCGGCGGATCGCCTTCGTGCGCGAACCTTGCGCCACCTCCCGCGCAGATGTCTCATCCTCCAGGGGGTAACCGTCCAGCGGGGGGACCTCTGCCAGGATTTCGGGCGTCGGGCGCTTGCCGAACCTTAGCGGCCAAAGCGGGCATCGCGTCGCCGGGCACAGCGCGACTTCGTTCGAGCTGCCGTTGCAGCACCACAGGCAGTGGCGCCGGACGGCTTTCAAGGGGCTGGGGGCTTCAGACGACACAACGGACTCCCGGTGGTTACCGAGAGTCCGCTTATCAGGCCCCGCATGGTTATCGCAAGTCACCCGCGCTTGACGAACGCCTGGGAGAACTGCTGGGAGCCGACGTAGGCCCGCACCTGCCAGCCGTCGGAGCGCGGCTCGAACCGCACGACGTAGGAGTCCTCGATCACCACCTCCTGGTCGTGGATGCCCTGGCAGCGGTAGACGTCCGTCAGCCCAACCTGGAGGAGCCAGCGCTTCGGGTCCCCGCCGTGGTCCGCCTGCAGGGTGTAGCCGGTCTTGCGCGTGTGCGGCGCCGCGACCTCCAGCGCCTTACCGCACATCCAGGCGTAGCGCGTGGTCGGGTCGGCGTACGTGATGCGCCCGAGCTGGGAGAGCCCCGCCCAGACGAGGTTGCCGACGACGAACAGCACCACGACGGCGAAGCCGATCCAGAACTGGCGGCTCTGGACATCGGACGATCGCCTGTCCTCCTGCGCCTTGGTTCGAATGCTGCGAGCCACATCGGACGATTGCCGTGTGTCGAGGGCCTTGTTCCGTAGCCGCTTCGCCACATCGGACGATTTCCTGTCCTCCGCTTGGTTGGTCCTGATCCGCTTGGCGACATCGGACGATTGCCGGGTGCTCGACGACGGCACATTCTTCGGGATCGCATCCATCGGGTTCTTCCTCGGTACTCGATACGTCGGAGACAGTCCTCTTACCAGAGGCTGGTTAGGGAACGCTTTCGGGGTACGCATGTGGGTCATCAGGTCATCTCCGAGTTGGCTCAGGTGACCCTAAATCACTTCGTGACGATATGCCATCACTTTCGGGCGAGAGCCCATCGTCCGATGTTGTCGTGGGTAACGAAAGGTTACAGACTGGTTGTGCCTACATCTTGCGGGGACCTGGGACCGGTCTTCTAAGAGCTGGGCGTGGGCTGCGCCCCTGTTGTCCAGTTGGCAGTGCAGTCACGGTTTCAGCCCCGCCTATAGGGATTTGGAAAAAAAAAACACATACCATTATTATTTTTCCATCTTCCTATATATAGATAGAGAAAGGTGCTAATACTGGACAGTAAGATAGAATAATCCAGGAAATACGGGCTTTTTTGGCTTAGCACCCACTGGACACGCCGGTCCAGTCGACTGCACAGTGATCCGCACACCGACGGTTGCCTCACAACCCAGAGTCGTCCAGCCAGTTGTTGTGCAACCAGTCCCGCAGATCGACGGCGTGCATGTAGTCCGTGTTGGTGATACCACGCTCTTTGAGTTGCTTCTCCCTCTTACGCCGCTCCCAGCGCGTGCGTCGGTTGCGGACGTGCGTCCCTTGGTTGCGCGCCCTGACGTACGCAACCACAGAGCGGTAGTCCGCGTCGTGGTGAACACGGTTTCGTAGGAAGCCCCGGCGGTCCTCGGCACCGCCCCGGGCAGCCGGATCGGGGATGAAGAACACGGTTCCGAACGACGTTCCGACCATGTCAGCGGAGCTGATCACGAGGTTGAACGTCAGGCCTAGCGCGTGCAGGATCGGGCGGCGATCGTCCTTCGACTTGGACCAGTCGACGCCGAACGCACGGCGGAGCACGTTGGGCGTGGCCTCACTGCGGTACGCACAGACGTACCAGGGGCGCGGGAATTGCTCCCTCAAGCGGCGGAGACGCGAGACTTGCTCGGGGGTCTGACCCTCGACCACGCCGGTCCAGTGCTCGCCGATGACGATAGGATGATCGTCGGGCAGCGCCTCCAGGTCTGCGATCGACGTCGGGCCCCTGTTCCTCTTGGCCTTCCGGGACCCCGCCTTCCGGAGATCGCGGGCGGCTTTCAGCCCGGCGAGACGGCGGGCATTTCGACCCTGGGGGGCCCCCCGGGCCGGGGGACCCGGCTCCTCACGATCGAGGATCGTCTCACGCTCGGGGGACGGCACGGTAGTGAGCCTCCACGATGCGATCGAGGTGCTGCGTGTGCGGGCCACGATCCTCCGTGATCTGCAGCGACATGTCGGGGCGGAGGTAGCCGGTGTAGGTCACCGTGATCCCGAGAATGGACGTGAACGGCGGGCCGCGCTCGATGAACAGGTCCAGGTCGGACATCTCGTCGAAGTCGTACTCGACGTCGGAGACACCGTGCGCCGTCTGATAGGCGATCAGCGCGTGCCAGCGGAACGACACCTCGCGGAAAGACTGGGGACCGTCCTGGTCAGTGTTGGCAGGGACGTGGGTCATCGTGTGTGGGCCTCAACCCTGATCTGTGCGTAGTCTTCGTCGGAGATGGCGCCGAAGTTCTCCCGGTTGGCGAGGTATCCTTTCGCCTGGGCCTCGGTGACGAACTCCATCCACAACTCGCCGTTGAGGGCGTAGGACCCGATCGTCCAGCGACCCTTCTTGGTCCTGACGTACTGGGGGCCTCCGGACTTCGTTCCGCCGATCGTCCAGGTGATGATGTAGACGGTCTTCGGCGCGGTCTTCATGGGTGGTGCCTCTCCGTATTCGGTAGTGTCACCATGCCACAACACGCCCCGTCAGTTCAAGTCACGCGAGTGACCACAGTTAACAGACCATCACCCCTTCAGCCGTTCGTACGTCGGACAGTTCACGCCGTCCGACCCTTCCATGTGGATACGGTGCTCGATCATGCTCGGGCGCCACCAGGGATGGCGCGTCACCGAGTCCGGCATCGCGGGCAGCTCCACCGGGTAGATGCAGGGATACGCCAGGGTCGAACGCACCACCCGACGCCCGAGGGAGTCCGGAACGATGTGAAGGTGCTTACAGGTCTTGCAGCACTGGCCGGACATCGGACCATCACTCCTTCAGAACCTTGACCACGGGATTGCGCTCGCCGGATCGGAGCGACCGAACTGCTCTGCGCACGTTGCATTGAAAGGCGAGCTTGCGCCGAGGAAAGTGGAACGCCCCCTTGGTCAGCGAGACGACGAGCACGATCGTGTGTCCGTCGATCTGCCCGATCAATCGTCCGTGCGGGGACCCGCCCTCGACGCGCACGTTCTCTAAGCCCTCGCTCTCGGCGATGCGGATGTACTCTTTCGCGTTCGCCGCCGTGCCCACGACATCACCCTTTAACGTAAGGCAGCAGCGTCAGCACGCCGAGGATGATCGGGAGCGCGCGGAAGAGCGCGTCGCTGAGGATGTTCTGCGTCTTCACGATGGCGCCCATGAAGATCAGGTAGAGCGCGGCGGCGAGTGGTGCGTAGGCGATCAGCGTGTTGGTCACAGGGTCCATGGTCATTCCAGTCCGTTGTCTTTCTTGATGGCGTCGATCACGTCCGCCGCCTTCATATGTGAGTACGGGCGACCGTTGACGACGATGAGCGCGACCACGGTCTGCGGGTCTACCGACGACTTGATCTGCGAGATGGCGAACTTGGCCTGGGCTTGAGCCCGGGCTTTGGCCTGTGTGGTCATGACACCTTGTCGTCCTGGTAGGTACACGGCGCGCACACGTAGGCGCGCTTCGCGCCCAGGAACGTCCAGTCACAGCACAGACACTTCGTCAGGTACGGCCCGGGTGCCCACGCGTTCTTCGCTGGGCGCATGTCGACGGGCCTCTCACCCGGCGACGGGACTTCCGCGACCAGTGCGTGATAGTTGTCGACAGGCGTGTAGTTGAAGTCGGGACCTCCCGTCGTGCCGCGCGTGACGTTGATCCAGAAACCGGTCGACGCCTCGTACCAGTGTCCGTTGGTCCCCCACACGAAGTTGGGATGGTTCTTGGTGAAGCCGCCGATCCGTGTGATCGCGCAGTCCTTGGCCTTGTAGGTCTTGTCGACTTCGAGCTTCACGTTCGTCTCCCTTGGTGTGGTGACACTATGCCATCACCCTGGGCGTTTCTTCAAGTCACGATCGTCGGTATAGTTGACGGGCGATGACTTGGGTGTCCGGCGCACCTCACGTTCCAGGTACTTGATGATGCAGCCGTTCTCTCCACGCTGGGCAGGGGTCGGCGCCCACATCATTCCGGTGGTACCATTCTTGTAACGGATGATCCGCCCACGCATGTTGGTCTTCGTGCACCGGAAGAAGCCGAGCCCGATGTGCTTCCAGGCTCGCGACTCCCAGTAGCGGACCTCTGACGGTGTGGGCTTGTTGACGCGGGCCATCAGTCGGCGTTCTCGACATGGAAGTCCGTCAGATAGACTTCGACCAGCACGGTGTCGCCGCGATAGGTGATCTCGGTGCGCTCGACCCACCCAGACACGAACGCGATGCCCTTCTCCTCTTGCTCGTTGCGCGGTACCTCGTAGGTGACGCGGGCCTCCGAGGGCGGGGTCACGTCCGAATAGAAGCTGATGACGGGCTCAGCGGCTTCGCCGTGATCGCTGTCCAGCAGTTGGATGAGTGTCGACATTTTCTACTCCAACATTTCGTGACCACACTTCACTCGCGCATCGCCTTGCGCATCTCCGCGACGTCGACCTTCTGGGACTCCAGGAGATCGAGAGCCTGCGCGGGGATCGCGAACACGCCGTCGTAGTCGGTGAGGGTACGCTTGCCGTTCTTGTCGATCGAGAACGTCAGACCGATGTCGACCGTCTCCTCGATCTCGGGGATGTCCCACTCGATGAAGCCGGTGTTGTCGTCGTAGTAGAAGAGCGTCATCGTGGACTCGGTGTCCTCGGCGACGCTCCACTGACCGAAGCTGTTCTCCTTGTTGATCGGCGAGCGGAAGGTCTTCTCGGCGATCTTCTCGGGGGTGTCGTTTGCCATGGGTGCCATCTCCTGGTTGGTAGTGACACCCTGCCACATGTCATGCTGTCATTTCAAGTCACGACAGTGGGCTTGGTTACGAAATCCCTACCGAGCATCGTTCGACCTAGCGCGCGGGCGGCGATCCTCTGGCGGCGGTTCAGCTCGGTGACGAACAAGTCTGCCGACATCCCCTGATCCCAGGAGAAGTGGAAAGGGTCCGCACACTCCTCCAGCGCCGCCTTCAGCGTCTCCATCTCCGCCAGCGTCGGTCCACGCGCCGACTGTATCTTCGCCCACAGGGACTCCGAGGTGCGCTGCACGGCCTGCGCGTCTGCCAGCACCTGCGCCGCTTGGCGCTGAATAGAGCGACAACGGTACTTGGCATACTCCCAGTAGAGAACGATCCCGGCAGCGATCACGGCGGCGATGCCGAAGAGGGCCCAGACGTCGTCGGACATGTCAGTATCCTTCGATGGTGATGGTGGCGTTGCGCCCGCCGTTACCGTCGACGCATACGGTCAGATACTTCCATCGCGCGCGGTCGGGTTCCTTGAACCGGAACACGCGGCACCCGGCAATTGAGCCGAGAGACTGAATGGTCGTCGGAACGATTGAGTCCAGCGTCTCTTGCTTAACCTGCTCGTCATGGCGGCACCCCGCCAGCACCAACAAGACGGCGGCGAGGGCGAACACGAGGAGAGAGGAGTAGACGCCCTTGTGGATCATGACAGGGTCCTCATCGGCTCGGCACTCACGGCGTTGTCGGCACAGTCCGCGACGTGGTAGCCCCGTCCGGAATAGGCGAGCGACATGTTCGGCACCAGGGCCATGCCGTTGACCCACGGGACGACCATGATGTCGATGCCGTACACCTGTCCGCGTACGTAGTCGAAGTAGGGGCCGACGGGATTTGACGGACCGTGACGGACTTCGAGCGTCTTGATGAAACCGAATGCGTGGAACAGCTCACGATCGTTGACCAGCTCGCGGTAGGCGTCCCGGCCCATCACGAGCATCCACTCGCTGGCGTCGAAGTTTCTCCATCCGATCGTGCTCTCGACGATCTCGAACACACGCCCGCCGATCTGCGCATTGTCGAAAGGACCGTAAGACACTTTCTCGACCGTGATGTGCCTGTGAGCGCCGATCTTCTTCAGTACCCAGAAGCACAGACGCTGAAGCCAGCGCCATCCCCGGTCCTTCCGAAACTCAAACGCGTCTTCAACGGTCGTCGGAAATAGTTCGAGTCGGCCCTTCATCATCTCGACGGTCTGCGGTCGCGGCACGTTAGGACTCCCCCTGTGTGGTGCGGCATGTCACCCCTGGTAACATGACGCCACGCCACCGTCATCCTCCGTCACGTTGTATGGTTAGCTCGTCCCACATAGCCCGCGACCTTCAACATCGGACGAACGATCTTCAGAAGGTCCAACAGGTATCGGTGAGTGAACCATCCGCACTTCTGGTCGTACCGATTGAGATCGATCGCGAGCTGTTCGTCGTCGAGATCGAGCACGGCGAACCCGTTGTCGTACGCGTTGACGATCGCGTCGAACACGTACTTGGCGTTCTCGTCGTCAGTCCGTGTCTTCGCTGTCGTGCGGGGCATCGACCATACGCTCCTTCACAAAGCCGAGGTAATAGCGGTTCGCCGGGCGCTTCTCCTCGCGCACGAGCCGCACAGTGACGAGACGGTTCTCGTTCTTCGGATCGACGATCTCGTAGGTGCCGCGCCGATACTTGTTCGTCAGCACCGTGCCCACCTGCTTAGGCCACGCCGCTTGATTGCGGTCCCACTTGATGTCCCACTCCTGGCCCTCGACGCCGACCATGCTGAGACGCGCGCGGGTGAGCAGCTCGTTGACGGTGAACTTGTCCTCGCCGAAGTTCTCGTAGATGAAGCTGATGATGTTCGCCTGCTCAGCCGTCTCCGTGTCCTCGGTGATGCGATACAGCTCGGGCGTCCGCAGGAACTCGGTGAAGCCAGCAGCCTCCATGATCCCGCACATCACCTCCGACCAGCGGTCGAAGGAGTTGATGACGCGCGAACCACGCGGGCAGCCCTTCTTGACCCAGTTCAACAGCAGAACGTGGATCGCCCAGATCATCTGCAGGCGGTTCTCGGGGAGCCACGTCGCGAGCTGGTGCTTGAAGTCGGTTCCGACCTTGCGATCGAACGCCGGGTTCGCCGTCGCCGCGTCGAGACGCAGCGGGATCAGGCGTCGCACGATCTCCGCCGCCGCCTTCACGTCGTTGCCAGCAATCACCCACATGGTGCGGTTCGGCACCGTGAGGATTTCCGTGGCGCCGAGCTTGCGATCCTTCCACACGTTCGCCGTCAGCACCGCCGCGAGAGACGCCGAGACGATACGATGCCGGATGTTGTCGATGAAGGACACGGCGTCGCCAGCGTGCAGAGCGCTGGTGATGTGCTTGCGCACCTCCTCCTCGTTCTCAGACAGCGCGAGCGCTGACGAGAACGCACCGTTGAACGGATAGGAGATGCAGTCCGCGAGGAACCCGGCGCCCGTGCCCTGCTTCGATTTGTCGATGAGGTACGCAGGCGTCGGCGCGTCGATGTAGTCCTGCACGAACGGCTGGATCATCATTGCGAACGCGACCTGTCGAGACGCGCGCCCGCGATCCAGGTTCGGCATCGGGAAGCCGTCCTCGTCGACATCCTCCGACTTGATCGAGTGCGGGTCCTCGCCGTTGAACGCGTCGGAGAACGGGAAGTCGCGGATGGCCTCGAACAGGATCGCCTTGGCCTCGTCGACCATGTCGTCCGTGATCTCGTCGACCTTCGGCGGCGTCTCCAGCTCCATGGGCGGATCAATCCACGAGCGCAGTCCGGGATCGTATCCAGCCTCGGCGCGGATGGTCAGGTCTTTCGACAGCACAGGCACGCGGATCACACGACGGATTTCCGGCATGCCGGTGAACGCACGCATGAGCGCGCGCATAACGAACGACGACGGCTCTGCGCTGCGCGGAACGCCATTTTGGTCGAGACGAACGAAGCGCACCTGCAGACTGACCAGTGCAAAGGGCAGCTCGCGGTCACTCGGGATGTCTTTCAACATCGGACCATTGGGCGTCGTGATTACTTGCGTCAGCGTTCCGTTCGGACGAGAGAAAATCCGAGGGCTCGTCTCGTTGCGTCGGCGTACCTGCGCAACGGCGACATTCACCTGCACATGGGCAGGCCAATGTGTGTGGATTTCATCGTCCCAAGTGTCAGGGTCATCGGGACCTTCCGACCCCCCGGCGCCCTCACGAGCGGCCTGGGCGGCTTCACGACGCGCCTGTTCCTCCTGCTGTCTCAGACGACGGCGATGCTCTACACGCTTCCGATCCAGAGACTTCCTGACGGCGGTCTTGCCCAGACGCGTGCGCTGGACGAGGATGTCCACAAGCCCGTTGGCGACAATGTTGTCCGGGTAGCGCGCAATGTCGTCCAGGATGGCATCAATCTCAGTGGGCCGGATTTCGGCAGTAGTCGCCAGTACGCGGTCGACAAGCTCCTGCGGGAAGCCCGGGAACGCGTCACTCGTCGGCGGAGGCGGAGGAACCTCCTCCCGCTGCGGGACCTCGATCAGGAAGTCGTCGAGCTGGGTGAGCGGATCGGTGATGCCGAGCTGTTGGAACAGCTTGTCACAGAACCACGCCTTGTCGCCGCCCGAGGCGGAGATGCACGATGCGTGGCGGCAGCCCATCCAGAACGGGCTGTTGCCATCACTGTTCGTGACGACGAACGCACGGTCACCGGCTTTCTGCTCAGTGTGGTTCTCCTCGTTCGGGCAGCGGTACTCGACCTTCTCCGCCGAAGGCCTACCACGGATGTTCTCGGCATCGAGCCGATCGACCATGTCGGCGGCGAGGAAGTTGCGGCTGTGCTGACTGAGGAACGCAAGCAGGTTCGGCGTCACGAACTCGTGCTTGACGCCGGACTCCATGTTCGCGAAGCCCTGGAAGACGGCGATGGCGCGCGCTTCCTCCAGCGAGTAGAACCGTTCACCTAGGATCAACTGGGAACGGTACTGGTTCAACGCGTCCTGATCAGGCACACGCGGGAAGTACATCAGACGCGAGGGGTCGACGCAGCTCGGGTCGAACGGGATGTCGAGATAGACGCACGTCGCCTGATAGAGCGCAGACCACAGCTTGATCTGATCGGCCTGATTGGTTCCGGCGCTGAAGTCGAACGGCTCGGCGAGCGGAATGATGACACGCATGCGCTCCATGGGCGCGTGCTTCACCACGTACTTGACGCCGCCTTCGCGGAAGTCGCGCACGCAGTCCGAGACGGTCTCGACGAACGCGTCGCGCCAGCCCTTCTCAATCGACAGGTACATCCGGGCGGCGCCGATGTCGTCACGCGGAACGTCCGGAACACGACGACGGAAGTTGGACAGCGCTTGCTCAGCGATCTCCGTCTCTCGCTTCATGTGCGAGTAGGTCGTGTAGACCGCCGAAGTGATGCCGTGGCTGGTGAGCCGTGCGATCACCTCGTCAACGGTGATGCCGTTCTCGACGTCGAGAAGCATGACGTAGTTGCAACGCACGTTTCGCGCGATGCGCTGCCCGCCCGCGAGCGAGCCGGACAAGAAGCACCGACCGTCCTTCTCGCCGATAACGGCGTTGAGCGCGCCGCCGATGAAGTGATGGAGCGCCGCCTTCGTGTTGCGGAAATTCTTGTCGGACTTGTTGGCGCCGACGGCGATCTCGACCTCGCGCGCTGCAAGGTCTTCAACGGTCATGGGCATCAGTTACCCGCCTTCGGGAGTTCGAGTTCAGTGTGCTCCCAGAAGGGGTACGGATCGTCCTTGTTGGGCTTCATGGTCAATGCGTCGCGCACCTCCAGGAACGGGTGCTCGTCTGGTAGCTTGCAGATGTAGAACGTGTTCGGGAACGACGGGTGCACGAACGAGGCGATCACCACCGCGCGCACCGTCTCGAAGTTGACGCTGATGTAGCACTGGTCGCCCACTGCGTAGTGGAGCTTGGCCTTCTCTCGCTTGCGCCCCCCGCGCTTGTCGCGACGCTTTGCGGCGCGGTCGATGAGACGCAGAGTCTTCCGGTCGCCATTCGACGACCGTTTGGATGTCCGTTGGCTGCGCATTTTAGGACCTCACACGCGCGAGCGCTTTGCCGATGTCCAGATGCTGGATCGGAGGCCCTGTGTAGATGTCGAGGGTGGCGGCGATCTTGACGGCATAGCGCGCGCTATGACCGGCTACGAGGAGAGACAGAGCGTACTTTCCGCCAGACCCGAAGGCCTGCGGATAGGTGACCGCCACCTCGTAGGGGTGGTCGCTCGCCCATTGCACGAGCTTGCCATTCTTCCCGATACGGAAGAGCTGCCAAGTGCCGTCGGGGCGCCGCTTAATATCGGCGCCGTCGAGCACCCACTGGATCATGGTTTTCATCGGGGGCCCGTCTCCGACGAGACCCCAGATGCCTGACTTGTGGACTTGGACCTTGGACTCGCCGACGCGGCCCTTCTCTCCGTCTCCGATAGTTACCTGACTGTCCCAAGCGACATGCTTGGCCGTTACTGCGATGGTGCTCACGTTGGTGTCCCACGTTAGCGGACACCCCCCTTAACTCGACGAGTGTTACCAGAAGTCACAACCGACGTCTAGTGCTAGATCATGTCGACGAGAGCCTGCTGCTCCTCGGACGGGTCGACGTACAGCTCGGTCGTGGACATGTAGCGGTGACCAGCGAGCTTCTGGACGTCGCGGATCGAGCACCCTGCCTGGGGCGCCTTGCGCATGGCCTTGGTGATGAAGGTCCGGCGCCCCGAGTGTGACGAACAGCCGCTGTAGCCGACGGCCTGGAAGAGCCTGCCGATGTAGCGCTGGAGGGCGTTGCCGCTCATCTTGCGCTGCTCGCCATAGAGCGAGTGGATGATCGTCTCGTTCATGGCGACGGAGCGCTTGTCCTGAAGGTGGCTCAGGTACGCCTTCAAGGCGGCGTGCACGGCCTTGTGCATCGGGATCGTCCGCCCGCTGCAATACTTGGAGATGGCCTTGGGGACCTCCAGGATGTCTCGGCGCAGGTTGCCTTCGGCGTCACACACGTCGGCCCAGCGCAGCCCGGCGATCTCGCTCACGCGCAGCCCTGCGCGGAAGGAGAGCATCAGGATCACGTAGTCGCGCAGCGGGTCTGAGCTGTGGTCGGCGACGTGGGCAAGGACGACGTTCAGTTGCGCATCAGTGATCGTTTTCGCGGGCATCGGCTACTCGTGTTGGTTACTCCAGGTCTATCTTCGCAACGTCCTTAGTAACCGTTGTGATCCCCAATGTCCACTTTTGTGCGTTGACAGGGTTAATCGCGCGTGTATAGTGACCCTCGATCACTTTGGCTGCGAGCCGTCATGAACGTCGAAAATCATACGGCTCTTCTCCGGTTCATCCTGACGGAGGGCTACTGGATCACTCTTGCAGTGCTTGGTGGTACTGCCCGTTTGCTGGACGCGTATCTGCGTGCCGGAACCTTTCCGGGATGGGGCCGCATTCTGGCAAACGGGCTTATTTCCGCCTTCGCAGGATTTATGGCGGCACAGCTTATGATGCAATTCGACCCGAAATGGGCTCTCGTTGCGGCAGGAGCTGGCGGCTATCTCGGAACGCGCGGTATCGACATCGTTGTTGAGTCCCTGCGGAAGAAACTCAATCTGCCTGACCAGCCCCCGAAAGACCCATGATCCAGTTTTTCCTCGGTGTCCTCCGCCCGATCCTCGATGCGTTCAAGCATTCTCGGGATGCGGCGCGCCGCAAACTCGTCCTGCTGTCGTTCATCGCGGCGGCCTTCTTCACGCTGCTGTTCGGCATCTTGACGTCGCCGCCGCCTACGGATCGCGAGGTGCTGTTCCTTCTGATCCATTTCGTCGGCCTCACGGTCTACCTGTTCGACGTCACGCTCACCAAGCTGTGGCGCTGCGTGCTCGACATCAACGCGACGTGGCTCGCCACGCGCCGTCCGGTCACTGATCTGTACGAGGTGTGAGATGCTTCTGCCCTACGAGTTCCATCGGGCTCCGAAGTCGTGGGGCTATCAGCTCCAGAACGTCGATCCTCTCTATCTGCGCAACACGGCGTTCGACGTCCTGGTGGTGGATGTCGACGACGTGCCGCTCGAAGCCGTGCAGTCTCTGAAGTACAAGGCCGACGGCGAGCGCCGGGACGTGCTGTCCTACATCTCGATCGGCGAGGCGGAAGGCTATCGCGACTACTGGAAGGAAGTTCGCGCAGACGCAATGCCGAACTGGCTGCTCGACGTCAATCCCGAGTGGAACGACAACTGGGTCGTCAAGTTCTGGGACCGCGACTACCAGCGCCACATCTTCAAGCAGCTCGACAAGATCATCAAGGCGGGCTACGACGGCGCCTACTTCGACAAGTGCGATGCGCCGCACGACATCCTTCGCTGGCATCGCACCGCCGCTCGCCCGATCGCGGAGATGCAGCGCGCGATGATCGCCTTCATCTTGAAGCTGTCGGTCTACGCGCGGGCGAAGAACCCGGCGTTCCGCGTCGTCATGCAGAACGCCGAAGACCTTCTGTCTCCTGATCTGCAAGACGGCAGCGCGATGCTCGTGCAGACGCTGTCGGGCGTCGCGAAGGAAGACCTGATCCTCGGCGCCGAGGAGGACGGGATGCCGAACCATCCCGACCTTGTGCGCTGGTCGAACGACATGCTCGGGCGCGTCACACACGCGGGCAAGCCGGTCTTCGTGGTCGAGTACACGGACTGGAACGGCGTCGATCTCGCGGACCTTCTGCGCGACCTTCGAGACTTCGGCTACGTCCCTTACATCGCGCGCCCCGACCGGGCCCTCGACGAGATGGTCGTGGCCAAGATCACGGGCGGGAGCTTCTGATGAAGGCCTTCCAGCCCCTTCTCTCCGCGACCGTCACCGACGCGGGACTGGAGAACCTCAAGTATCCGGTGCTTATCTCACCGAAGCTCGACGGCATCCGCGCCGTCAAGCGGGGCGGCGTGATCCTGTCGCGCAAGCTCAAGCCGATCCGCAATCGACACGTCCAACAGCTCTTCGCGGACCTTCCCGACAATCTCGACGGTGAGCTGATCGTTGGCGACCCGTGCGCGCCGGACTGCTTTAAGGTCACGACCGAAGGCGTGATGAGCGCGGATGGCGAGCCTGCGGTGAGGTTTTACGCCTTCGACTACATCATCCCCGACGCGCCGTTTTACTGGCGTTTTGCGAAACTCGGTCAGTGCGCCTCGACTGCGCGTTTTCTCGGCCTCGTCAACTTCGAGATCGTTCCACACGCTCAAGCGGCGGACGCTACCGCTGTGCGGGAATTGGAAGAGCGTTACGTCAGCCAGGGCTATGAAGGAGTGATGATCCGCTCCCTCAACGGGCCGTACAAGTTCGGCCGTAGCACGTTCAAGGAAGGAACCCTACTCAAGCTGAAGCGCTGGCAAGACGCCGAGTACGAGGTGATCGGCTTCCTTGAGCAGAACCACAACGAGAACGAGTTGGAGACGGACGAGCGCGGCTACGCTAAGCGCTCGAAGGCGAAGGACGGGCTTGTCGGTGCAGGTAAGGTCGGCAAGGTTCTGGTGCGTTCCGTCGAGAACCACGGGCACGTCGGAAAGGTCGGAAACGGTTTCACCGATGCTGAGCGCATCGACATGTGGCAGAACCAGGACCGCTACATGGGCCGCGTCATGACGGTGAAGTTCCAGGGCTTCACGCCGTACATGGAACTCCGCTTCCCGAGCTTCAAAGGCTGGCGGGAGCCGGGGACCTAGTGAACCCAGCCGTGCTTGACCTTCTCCGGGAAGGATGGCACGGAGACCACGCGACGGCGGTGTATCTCGCCGGGGATGATGGCCTCGATCTTGTCGCTGAACCGCTCCAACCAGTAGGCCGTCTCGGTCGACATGTACTTGATGACGTGGGTGTGCCCGATCTTGTGCATGTGGAGCATCGACAGGAAGCTCATACGCACGGCGGCAAGATCATAGCCAGCGATCACGCGTTCGAGTTTCGACGAGGCGAAGCAGTCCGCGAAGAGCGCGGACAAGTCCTCGTTGAGCCCGCGTCCCCTCATCTCGGGAATGAAGGAGAGGACGTTGCCCCACATCTCCGCCATCGTGGTGCCGTAGATGTCGGTTTCGTCATCGTGTGTGACGATGTCCTGGATGTTCCGAACGGAGGGCAGAACAACAGTCATCAGAACATCTCCTTGGTGCGCATCTCGTAGACGCCAAGGACTTTCCGCACGTATTCCTGGTTCTGCTTCTTCGACAACCCGAGCCACACGGGGCCCACGAAGTTGAAGAACGTGATGGGGTCCTTGGCAGCCTCTCGCCAGCCTGAGTAGGCCGACAGCATATCGTAGCGAGCCCAATAGCCCTCGATGAAAAGATCATCGCTCGCGAATTTGCAATAGCGCTCTTTTCCGTCGTGGGCCGCGTATTCCACGGGCGTGGCAAACGCGTTCATTTGCGTCCGCCATTTCATTCCCGCGTAGTTTCGATGCAACCTCGCCAAATCGGACGAGCCCCAGCCGCACTCGACCGCCCATTGAGCGAGAGTTACGGCGCGGAGATGTGGGAACTCGATGTCGGTATGTTCGTAGACCCGCGTCAGCTCGACGAAGTTGGAACGCGCAGTCAGGGGCAGGGCCATGATCTAGTCCGCCGTTAACATGTCTTAACGCGGTTGTAGCACGCTGGTTCCCGGTCGTCAATCTAGGTCACGTCGTAGTATCTGGATAACCATTAAAGTGTGAAGTGGTGGCGCGGCGCCACAAATATGGTACTGTGGCTCACATACAGGCACCAACACCCAGGCACCACATTCCAATGTTCCATCAGCTCCCCCCGCGTGACATCACCTCCTTCGGCGCGCAGCAGTCGAAGGCCTTCACGATCAAAGCGTCCGGTAAGGCCTTCCGCATTCTCATCGACGGTCTCTACTCGGACAAGGTCACCGCCGTCGTCCGCGAGCTGATCTCGAACGGCGTCGACAGCCACGTCAAGGCGGGCACCGACAAGCCTCTCACGGTCCGCGTCCCTACCACCATGAACCTGACGTTCTCGGTGCGCGACTATGGCGTCGGCATGGACCACGCCACCGTGATGACGAACTACTCCACCCTCTTCGACAGCACGAAGGAAGAGGACGACAGTCAGATCGGCAAGCTCGGCCTCGGCTCGAAGTCGCCGTTCGCCTACACCGACGCGTTCAATCTGCAGTGCTGGGACGGCACCTCCGTCCGTCGCTACATGGTCTACATCAACGATCAGCACGTTCCCGTCATCGACTACGTCGGCTCAGAGGCGAGCGACGAGCCGCGCGGCGTCGAAGTCGGCCTCGCCGTCGAGCCTGCGCAGTTCGCGGACTTCAAGTATGCCGCGACGCGCATCGCGTCCGATCTGTACGTGATCCCGACCTTCATCGGCACCGATGCCCCGACAGCTCCCGAGGTGATCGATCGCGGCGAGGGCTGGACGTTCTATCGCGCCAACGGCTACTCGCTCAATCTCGCGGCGCGTCAGGGACAGATCACCTACGCGATCGACCAGAACCAGCTCAGCGGGCTCATGACCTTGCTCCCGATCGCTACCGGGCGCGGTCACGGTCGTCTCGTGTTCGACTTCCCTCCCAACACGCTAGGCTTCACCGCCTCACGCGAGCAGTTGGAGTACACCCCGGAGACGGTTGCGAAGATCAGGGCCGCTGTCGAGACTTTCATCGACGGGCAGTTCGAGAAGTATCGCAAGATGCTGCGCACCAACAAGAGTGCGTGGAAGCTCCGCCGCTATATCTCGAAGCACGGGCTGCAGGATGTGTTCACGCACCTCCTTCGTTTCGAGACGCACTTCGGCAAGTCGTCGATCCCGTTCCACTGGTACATGCCGAAGAAGCTCGGCGGTAATGCGACGGTGTTCTTGATGACGTCGCGCCGGTCCGTGGTGCAGTACCCAACGTGGCGGAAGAACGCGATGACGGCGAACGCCATCAGCTCTGACTCGGTCTTGTTCTGGTACGACACCCGCAAGCCGGTGAAAGACCTGTACGCTCGCGTCTACGAGAAGATGTATGCGGAGTACAGGTACAAGAGCCGGGACAAAGCCGTCCTGATCCGCTACTCGTCCGACATGGAGCTGAAGCGCATCCAGGTCGCACTCGGTCGCCCGGATGAAGGCATCGACGTCGCTGATCTTCCGGAGGTGCAGAAAGGCACCAACAGCGTCAAGCGCGAGTACACGAACGCAGGCGTTCTCACGTCGGACGGCGTCGAGAAGAGGAAGATCGACCTCAAGCAAGGCGGCATCTATCTCGTCGCCGAGCGCGAGAACGTCTACATCAACGGTTTCAAGAGCTATCACTCGTTCCGCGCCATCGCGGACATGTGGAAGATCGCGCGCGAGTTCGGCGGCCTGTCGGGGGACGTTCACGTCTTCACGCCGTCTCAGGCGACCAAGATGGAGACTCGGCCCGGCTGGACGCGGCTGGAGACTGTGATCGACGCGCTGCACGTCCGCTACGCGGATCGCGTCGCAATCGCCCAGGCCTTCGCGAACCGCCACCCCTATCTCTCAGGCGTCGTCGCTGATCTGATGACGCACGTCGAGGGGCTGTTGGAGAAAGACGGCACCGTCGACCCTCGCTTCGGTACGGCCCTTGTCAAGGCGACCGAGGCGCGCCGGGAGTTCTACACGCTGAAGCGCACCTACGAGCGCTATCTCGATCTGGCTCCAGCGTTCCGGGCCATCGGCAAGGAGGTTCACGCGGATACCTCTATCCGTGTCCCCGCCGTCGGCAAGCTGGGGGCGGCTGTCCTTCAGGAGTTCCCCCTTCTCAACCACATCGGCAATGCGCCGATCGACATGATCGTGAACGACTACATCCTTCGCTAACCCTCACAACGTGACCCTAGTTGACGCCCAGCGTAAATTAGGATATTCAGGATCACCCCCAGAGAGGCCTACCATGTTTGCGACCAACATCACGCCCAGATCACTGACCGTGGTCATGGGCAGTCTGACCCGGACGATCCGGGAGTCCCATCCGAAGTGGCACGACGCTCGCGAGCTGCTCAAGGGCATGGCGAAGGAAGCCCGCAAGGTCCCTTCGGCTGCCGAAGTCGACCTCCTGACGGAGTGGCTGGACTTCCCGCGCCATATCACCAAGCTCACCAACGGCAGCGTCGTCATCACCGAGGCGGGCGGCGTCTTCTTCAAGGGCGAGCCGGTCCACGCTCATCTGGCGACGCGGATCATGCAGCACCACGCCGAGGGCTTCGACATCGATCCCCTCTGCCGGTTCACCGAGCGTCTGGGCCTGAACCCGGACAAGGCGGTGCGGGACCAGCTCTTCCGCTGGCTCGAAGAGACGGACATGCCGATCACGTCTGACGGCCACTTCCTGGCCTACAAGTACGTGAACGAGAACATGACGTCTCGCCACGACGGCAGGACGCTGCACGAGATCGGCAAGCCGGTTTCGATGCCGCGCGAGGAGTGCGATCCCAACCCGGACAATCACTGCTCGACGGGTCTCCACTTCGCGGGCTGGGATTACGTCCATACCTCGCTGTCCGGCAACAAGCTGCTGCTGCTCAAGATCGACCCCGTGGACGTCGTCTGCTGCCCGAAGGACTACAACGGCAAGGGACGCGCCTGTCTCTACACGCCGATCGCGATCGTGTCCTCGGACGAGTACACGGGCAAGATCGAGGTCGACACGCGCCTGATGGACCCTGTCCCGCCCGCGAACCTCTCGGAGCCGTCTGACGGCTACGACGATCCCGACGACGATCCCGACGAGGAGACCGAGGAGAGCATGATCCCGGAGATGGTCGACAAGATCGTCGATGAACTCATCTCGGACATCAACCCAGCTCCGCAGGTCGAGGAGCCGAAAGCCACCGACTTCGTCTTCGAGTACGACGGCAAGCAGTGGTCGGCCGACGAGCTGACCAAGGCTCTCGATGAAGCTGGCAGCCAGCGCAAGCTCGCTGCGAAGACCGGCATCGCTCGCTCCACGCTGTGGGGCTGGCTGCAGAAACTGAAAGGAGCATAAGGACAACGCTGCGCCGAGTTGGTGCCTCCCTGGAGGCGCAGCGTCAGGGCGGGTCAGTGCCTTCGGGTGTGCTGACCCGCCCGCCCTCTTAGATGATGAAGATCACCTATGAGGGGGGAAAATTTATCGCGCGGTTCCCAGGGAAGGGTCCGCTCTCTCTCAAGGGCTTCGCGCGCCGCGCCGAGGGCTTCATCGCCATCGACGACGGCGTAGTTCTCCGTCACATCGATGCGTGTGACGAGCAGGCTCGCAAAGAGATCGAGGGACGCGCAGCCGAACGGGCCGCACGGATCGCGGACTCGTTTGCGCTCGACGCCGAGATCGACATCCCCAAGCCTCCCGGGCTCACGCTCGACTATCGCGGCTACCAGAAGGCAGGCGTTGCCTACGGCCTGTCTCGGGACGCGGTGCTCATCGGCGACGCCATGCGCCTCGGTAAGACCGTGCAGGCGATCGGCGTCTGCTCGTGCATCCCCGACGTCAAGCGCGTCCTGATCATCTGTCCGGCGACCGTCAAGCTGCAGTGGATGCGGATGTGGCAGCTTTGGACGGCGCACCAGGAGCTGTCCGTCGGCGTCGTCTACGGCAAGGAGACAAAGTCCTACGCGGACGTCACCGTCATCAACTACGACATCCTAATCAATCACCGCGAGTTCATTTACTCCATTGATTGGGATGTCCTGATTTGCGATGAAAGTCACTACCTTCGCAACCCGAAGGCGGCGCGGACGAAGTGCGTCTTCGGCGCCAAAGGCAAGAAGGGTGAGATCGAGGTCCAGCGCCAGTTCAAGCCGATCCGCGCCAAGCGGAAAATCTTCCTGTCTGGAACCCAGTATTACAAGCGACCGATCGACCTTTGGCCGATCGTCCAGGCCTGTGATCCCAAGGGCCTGGGCGCGGACTGGTGGCACTTTGTCCGCCGGTATTGCGACGCCAAGCGCGGCCCCTTCGGCATCGACACATCGGGCGCTTCCAATCTCGAAGAGCTGCAGCGCTTGATGCGCGAGCGCTTCATGATCCGACGCGAAAAGCATCAGGTCGTGAAGGAGCTTCCGCCCCAGCGCATGACGATCGTGCTCCCGAAAAAGGGGCTCGAAAAGATCATCCGTGCCGAGGACGAGGCGGTGGCGTCTGTCACCGCAATGCGAGAGCGCCTAGGCGAGTTCATGTCTCCCGAGGAGGCAGCAGTTCTGATCGATCGCTTCGGCATTACCGCCGAGGAAGACGAGGTGCTGTCCGAGATCGAGCGCGGAAACAACCTTGCCACCATTCGCCGTGAGCTGGCAATGGCGAAGCTCCCCATGGTCGTCTCCTGGCTCGAAGACTTTGTCGAGCAAGTGCCGAAGGGGATCATCTTCGGCTACCACCGGGAGTTCGTGAAGGAGCTTCACGCCAAGTTCCCGAACAGCGCGATCATCGTCGGCGACACGCCGTCGAAGAAGCGTGACGAGGCGATCCACCGCTTCAACACGGACCCGTCCTGCAACCTCATCTTCGGCAACATCGTCGCGATGGGGCAGGGCGTCGACTTGTCGATCGCCGACGACGTGGTCTTCACCGAGCTGTCTTGGATCGCGTCCGAGATGGATCAGGCGGAGGAGCGCGCCTGGGCGGTCACGAAGGAGAAGCCGGTCTCGATCTGGCGGCTCGTCGTCGAGGACAGTCTGGACTTTCGCATGTCGAATGTCCTGGAACGCAACCAGCGGGACATTGCTCGCGCCATGAACATCGGATCATTGAAATGACCTGGATACAAGTGCGGAGTGGCAGGAAGTTCGATTTTTATACGGCGGTACCGTCCGATGTCGATATTCTCGACATTGCGACGGCCCTGTCGCTGCAATGCCGTTGGAATGGACAGGTCAAGAGCCCGGACCACTTCATTTCGGTCGCCGAGCATTCGATGTTGGTGAGTGCAGTCGTTTCGCCGGGCAATCGGCTCTGGGGATTGCTGCACGATGGCAGCGAAGCCTATGTGGCTGACATTCCGAAGCCATTGAAACGACTGCTCCCAGAGTATATCGAATTTGAAAACCGGGTTCAAGAGAAAATCCTTTCCAAGTTCGATATTTCTTTGTCGGGCGACGACGCGCGCGAGGTGCACAATGCGGACTCGCAAGTTCTGCTTTTCGAAGCGCGGAACGTCTTGACAGAGAAGTCGCTTTCATTGTTTATGGAGAACGTAAAGGATTGGCTTTTCGAGGATTACTCGATCCAGGCCAAGCTGAAACAGATCGGTCTCAGGTACAAAAGTCCTCGTTCGGCTCGGGAGGACTTTCTGCTCGCCTACGACCGCATTGAAAGGAGTCGCTGGTAGTGCATCTCACCGGGCCGGAAATTCTCCGCGCTGTGCGCAAGCACGGTTCGGAACGCGCCGCTGCGCGCGCCCTCGGCATCCCCCGCACCACGTTCCAGGAAGCTCACTGGAAAGCCAAGGACGAGAAGTTCGCCGAGCCCCGGTTCGTGCGGCGCGACAAGCTGAGCGCGCGCAAGCCGCCGAAGCGCGGCAAGGGGCAGATCACGCGCTACATCCTGTCGTCCGTGCAGGACACAACGGAGGTGCACGAGGGCTTCATCGAGAACCTGGAGGCGTACGCGCGCTTCCTCGACGCTGAAATCCTCATCGCAGGCTTCACCTACAATAAGAGCCTCTTCGAGGACCACTCGAAGCGCAAGGCGGTGTTCCACGCGCGCGTCGCTCCGTACCTGACGAACGAGCGTGTCGAGCTGGCGCCGGGCATCGTGTTCTGCGGCGAGGTCAACATCTCGCCGTCGTCGGTGAACCCGCTCTCGGGTTTCGAGACCTACACGCGCGGCGCGTGGGGCGTCTTCCCGCATCCTCGTGTGTGCATGCGGTCGGTCGCGACGATGTTCCGCGAGCCCGCCAAGCACATCTTCACGACCGGCGCGGTGTCGCTGACGAACTACATCCCGAAGGCGGCGGGCTTCCGCGCGGAGTTCCACCACGTCATCGGTGCGCTCATCGTCGAGATCACTCCCGACGACGAGGTGTTCGTTCGCCAGATCATCGCCGAGGACAGCGGTGCGTTCCAGGACTTGGGCACGCGCGTCGTCAGCGGAATGATCTACGAGAACCAGCGGGTCGAGGCGATCACCTGGGGTGACATCCACCTGGAGCAGATCGACCCCGACGTGCAGAACGGCGCGTGGGGAGCGAACGGTATGCTCGACAGGCTGATGCCGAGCTACCAGTTCATGCACGACACGCTCGACTTCAAGGCGCGCAACCACCACAACGCTCGCGATCCGCATCACCTGTTCGCGCAGTTCGTCCATATGGAGGACGGCGTCGAGAAGGCGATCGAGAATTGCGCGGAGTTCCTTTCCTCGACGTCGCGCGACTGGTGTCAGACCGTCGTCGTCGAGAGCAACCACGACCTGATGCTGCGTCGCTGGCTGAAGGAAGGGGACTACCGAAACGACCCGGCGAACGCGCTGTTCTTCCTGCGCATGCAGACCGCGATGTACGAGGCGATCCTCGACGACAAGGACCCGTTCTCGCCGTTCGAGTACGCGTGCAAACAGGTTCTGCCACTGCGCGAGATCATCTTCCTGGATGAGAGCGACAGCTTCCGCATCTGTGGCGACATCGAGAACGGCCTGCACGGCCATCGCGGCGCCAACGGCGCCAGGGGCTCGATGCTGTCGTTCGCGAAGATGGGCCCGAAAGTCAACGTAGGCCACACGCACTCGTGCGGCATCTACGAGGGCGTCTACTGCGCTGGCACGTCTAGCAAGCTCGACATGGGATACAATCGTGGCGGCCTCTCCTCGTGGTCCCACACCCACATCGTCACCTACGCATCCGGCAAGCGCACGCTCGTCACGATGATCGACGGCGCGTGGTCGGCTGCCGACTACATGGATCGCAAGAAGAAGAGGAAGTAATGACGACCATTCTGTACGACTTGGAGACTGACGGTCTCCTGAAGAAGATGACGCGTATCCACCTCCTCATCATGAAGGATGCGGAGGGGAACACGATCGACGTGTATCGCAAGAACGACGAGATGGACAACATCGAGGAGGGCATCCGCCGCCTCGAAGAGGCCGACATTCGCGGCGGTCACAACATCATCCGGTTCGACGAGCTGGCGATCAAGAAAATCTACCCCTGGTACAATCCCAAGGGTAAGGCCGTCGACACGCTCGTCCTGTCTCGCGTGCTCTTCCCCGAGATCAAGCAGCGCGACTTCGTGCTCAACCGCAAGGGCGTTCTGCCGGGCCAGCTCATCGGCTCGCACTCGCTCGACGCGTGGGGCTACCGCCTCGGGCTCGCGAAGGGCGACTACTCCAAGCAGATGCTGGCGAAGGGTCTCGACCCGTGGGCCAAGTGGAACCAGGAGATGGAGGACTACGCGGTTCGCGACGTCGAGATCACCGCGATCCTCTGGGCCGGGCTCATGAAGGACTTGGAGAAGTGGGGCTGGGACCCCCAGCTCGAACACGACATCCATGATCTGACCGGCTACATGGAGCGCAACGGCTTCCCTTTCGACAGGGCGGCGGCCCTAAAACTGCGCGACCAGCTCGAAGCTGAGTTCACTCGTCTCGTCAAGGAGGCGCAGGCTCGCTACGGCTACTGGTACGGCCCCGAGAAGAAGAAGATCATTCGTCCGCTCTATCCGAATGCCCCGATCCCCGAGGGCAAGAACATCACGTACGCCGCGCCCAACACGGAGTGGGGTGAGGATGAGTCGCGCGCGATCTGGGCGGACATCACGTTCCCGAAGATCAATCGCAAGTCTCAGAAGCTCGGCGACATGTCGATCGGATCGCCGTTCTGCAAGATCGTTCGCAAGGACTTCAACCCAGCGTCGCGTCAGCACATCATCGATCGCTTCACCGTCATCCACCAGTGGAGCCCCGAGGACTTCACGGAGAACGGCAATCCGTCAGTCGACGACAGCGTGCTGCAGAAGCTCAAGGATCGCATCCCAGAAGCGGGCGTGCTCGCGGACATTCTGTTCCATCAGAAAATCCTCGGGCAGCTCTCGAACGGCGCGCAGGCTTGGCTCAACACGATCGACGAGGACGATGGTCGGCTCCACTGCTACTACAATGTCGGCGGAACCGTCTCGGGACGCGGCGCGCACGTCGGTCCGAACCTCGGACAGGTACCGGCTGTCGTCGTCGAGAAGATCGACGGCAAGAAGGTCGTCAAGAAGGGTCGCGACGGTGAGTACGGCTACGAGTGCCGTGACCTGTTCACCGTCCGCCACATGCCCGGCTGGACGATGGTCGGCGTCGACTTGTCGGGCTTGGAGTTCCGGTGCCTCGCCGAGGTCGTGCGCCCGTTCGACGATGGCGCGCTGATCGACGTCATCCTGCGCGGTGACATCCATCAGGTGAACATGGACTCGACGGGGATCACCTCGCGTGAGACCATCAAGCGCATCATCTACGGCATGCTCTACGGCGCTGGCGATCTGAAGATCGGCATCATCGCTGAGCCGCATTGGCCGACGCATCGCCAGCGCGAGCTGGGCCGCAGCATCCGCGACAAGCTGATGCGTGGTCTCCCGGCGCTGCGCACGGCGGTGGAGACGATCCAGCAGCAGGCGGCGAGCGGCTTCCTGATCGGGCTCGACAAGCGCCCGCTGACGGTGCGAGCGGTCTACTCGGCGTTGAACCTCAAGCTGCAGTCCGACGGCGCTCTCATCTCGAAGAAGTGGGTCGTGCTCGCCGAGCAGTATCTGATGGAAGCGGGCCTCAATCACGGCTGGGACGGCGACTTCGTTTTCCTGGCGTGGGTGCACGACGAGACGCAGGTGGCGTGCAGGACCGAGCACGTCGAGATCGTGAAGAGAGAAACAGTACGAGCGGCTCGCGACGCTGGTCTGTACTTCGGATATGTGTGTCCGATCGACGCGGAAGCTAAGGAAGGTGACTCGTGGGCGGCCACACACTGACCCTCTCTCGCGTAAGAGACCTCCTGCATTACGATCCTGAGACGGGAGAAGTCTTCTCCCGTTCTCTCGGGCGGCGTGTGGGTTACGACATAGAAGGAGGACGCTATCGTCGCGTCCGCGTTCCAGGCTCAAGGACCGCATACTACGAGCACCGCTTAATTTGGTTCTGGATGACGGGAACGTGGCCAGAGGAGGTGGATCATATCAACGGAGATCGTTGCGACAATCGATGGAGCAATCTTCGCGAAGCGTCGCGCGGGCAGAACGCATGCAATCGCTCTAAGCAACGGAACAACTCGACCGGATACAAGAACGTCATCCGCGTCAACAACTGTCCAAACAAGCCTTATCGAGCCTATATCCGACTCTGCGGTCGGAGCATTCACCTGGGTTACTTCAGCACCCCGGAAGAAGCCAACGAAGCCTACTGGGCCGCCGCACAGAAGCATTTCGGCGAATTTGCGCGCAAAGAATAGTGACCCTAGTTGACACATGTCCCGATTTGCGTCATTAAGGATGCCGAAAGGTGAGCGAAACGAACATGCACATTGATCTGGACAAAATCTTCAACGACTACATCGCAACCCAGCAGAAGTCCTGGTCGCATGATCGTTCGCTCACGCTCGGCGCATCCGAAGTGTTTCGGTGCGAGCGGTGGAACTGGTTCGACAAGATCGGACGAAAGCAGGGAGTCAAGCCGGATGAAGAGCCCCAGCGTTGGGGAGCTATGCAGCGCGGCAATATCCTGGAGGATCATTTTGTTGCTCCTGCCCTTCAGGGACATCTTCCGGAACCTCTGGGTCTCCTATTCGCCGGGCAATCTAACCAGCGCTCGCTGGTTTCTGGCAGGAACAGCGCTACCCCGGACGGCCTCATCACTGGCATTCCGGAAGGGCCTGTTCGTATCACGGCCGGTAATGTCACGATCGAAATCCCGTGGGTACGTTCCGGGTGCATCGGCTTGGAAATCAAGTCGATTGATCCGCGCGCAAATCTCACGACCGAAAAAGCGAAACACCGTGGTCAGTCGCAAGTCGGTCTAGGGCTGATCCGCGAGAAGACGGAATACAAGCCGGACCACTGGCTGATCCTCTACGTCGATGCCTCGTTCATCGACAACATCACGCCGTTCCTGATCGACTTCGATCCCGACGTCTACGAGTCGGCGAAGGCCAAGGCGACGCGCGTGTTCGAAGCGACGTGTGCCTCCGACATGTACCCGGAAGGCAAGCTGTCGGGAGATTGCGACCACTGCACGTTCAAGACGGCATGTGGCGAGGCCGTTCTGTCTGAGTACGCATCGGCGAAGAAGAGCGCCGACGTGGAGCCGGAACAGCTCGGCGATGTGGAAGTGCTCGTTCGGAAGTACCTCGAACTGAAGTCACAGTTCGAGCCGCTGGAAGATGAGATGAAACGCGTCAAACAGGACGTCGTCGAAAAGCTCCTCGAAATCCAGCGGTCAGGAATAAAGACGGATCGTTGGCGGGTGACTCTCGCCAAAATGCCGGGTCGTTCGACGCTCGATGTGAAAGCGCTCGAAGCCACCGGTCTCGATCTGTCTCAGTACCAGAAACGTGGGCAAGATTATTTGCAACTGACAGTGAAGGACTTGGAAGACTGAAATGTCGAATGATCTCGTGAGTAAGGCGGCAGCCGGTGGGCTGTCCGCCCTGATGGACCCGGTGAACAACCCGTTCCTTCAGGATGCGGCTGAGCAGGGTGTGCGCGGTGGCGCCTACCTTCGCTTCAACGGCAACACTGGGCAGTGGGTGACGATCGGTCAGCAGACCGTCGATGACGGCTCGCTCTGGGCCATGAACCTCCTGCATGCCGAGCGCGGCTACCAGTGCTGGTCGGAAGGCAAGCTCATCGACGAGGTGTGGGTGACCATCATGTCTCGGGCGCCTCTGCCCGACGTGAAGGAGCTGCGCCATGTCGAGAAGAAGAAGGAGTCCGACGGCTGGAAGATGGCTGTCAAGGTCCCGGTGCGGAGCGTCGATGGCGGCCCGCAGTGCGATATGATCATGAAGGCCGACAGCCCGGCCCGCCCGATCAATCGCCTGCTCAAGGAGTACGGCCAGCAGCTCTCGATGAACCTGGACCCGGCGACCAAGCTGCCGAAGGTCCCCGTCGTCGAGCTGGGCGCGGACTCCTTCCAGGTGAAGGGCGTGGGAACGAAGTTCGCGCCCAAGTTCCGGATCGTGGAGTGGCGGACCGAGGCCGAGCTGTCGTCTCTCGACAGCGGCGAGGAGCCCCAGGTCGAGCAGAAGCCCGCTCCGGATGCGCCCCTGCCCCCGTCCACGCGGACGGTCGGTAAGCGCCTCTGATGGCGGCCCGGAAGGCGAAGGCGGCGGGGGCGAAAGCTCCCGCCTCCTATCCTGACGACAACCCGAAGACCGCCATCGGGATCACCAAGCCCGGCATCTCTGCCATCCCGCCCGTCGCCATCCTGAAGCTCGGAGAGGCGATGACGGACGGAAAGCGCAAGTACGGTCTGACCAACTGGCGTGAGAAGACAGTCTCAGCGTCGATCTACTACGACGCGGCGTTCCGGCACCTTGCGTCCTGGTACGACGGCGAAGACCTCGCGTCTGACAGCTTGGTCGACCATCTCGCGCACACGATGGCGTGCTGTGCCATCCTGATCGACGCCATCATGATGGGCAAGATCAACGACGATCGCCCCTCTGTACCGGGCAAAACGTCCGAGTACATCACAACGCGAGCTGAGCGAAACCGTAGGTAACGAACAGTCACCTGCGGTTACGCCTCGTTAACTGGAACGAGGCTCGCGCGTTGCAATCCCTGGTAGGCGTCCTTATTCTGTCCGTTGTAAGTGTTTGGGAGAGAGTGGCATAAATGGCAAAAGTTACCATCACCTTTGAGGACAAAACGCAAGACGGGGTCGAGGGGGTCGAGCTTCTCGTCGAATGCGATCCGCCCGTCGATGGCTCCACCACGAAGTTCACGCCTGCGATGATCCTCGGTATTGGTATTTCAAAGTCCTGGGATACCGATGAGCTGCGCGCCTTTTGTGAGAAGAAATTCCTGGAGCTGGTGAACTCTTCTCATTGACTTTCTCGGTGACTTTAGATAACTTCGTTAACCCTGAATTAACGCATAGTTATCGGAGATCACCCCTTGAAATCGACGCCTTCTGTGCGGGCCGCCATCGTGGAGGCCCGCACCTACCTCCGCCCCCTCAATCTGGAAGGAACCCTCTTCGAAACGGTCGATCAGGCTGCCGACCGCATCGTCGCCCACCAGCGCTGGCTCTGGGAGCGCGCCAAGGGTGGCATGATCTTCACCGGCAAGGGTGAGCAGAAAGTCTGGGAGCTGGTTCCGCTGTCCGCTTCCGAGGAAGCGGAGCTGCAGGAGCTGAAGGCTCTCTTCCTCGACAGGAAGATCACCGTGGCGGGACGCACCCGCTGGCTCGGTGGCACCGACATCGCGAAGACGCGCGAGTCTTCCAACTTCAACTGCAGCTTCGTCGAGATCAGGACGGTGCACGACGTCGTCGATGCGCTGTGGCTCCTGCTTCAGGGTTGCGGCGTCGGCTTCCGCCCGGTGCCCGGCGTGCTCAACGGCTTCAAGCGTCCGATCCACAACGTCGAGGTGATCCGCACCAAGCGTGCGCCCGACGATCGCGGCCCCGAGGCGAACTACGAGAACTTCGACCCGAAGACGGGTGTGTGGACGATCCGTGTCGGCGACAGTGCGCAGGCGTGGGCTCGCTCGATCGGCAAGCTCCTGGCGGGCAAGTACGACGCGAAGAAGCTCGTGCTCGACTTCTCCAACATCCGTGGCGCGGGCGGGCGTCTGCGTTCGTACGGCTGGATTTCCAGCGGTGACGAGCAGATCGCCAAGGCCTACGTCGCCATCGCGCGCATCATGTCCCGAAAGGCTGGCAAGCTGCTCAGTGCCATCGACATTCTCGATGTCCTTAATTGGCTCGGCACCATCCTGTCGTCGCGTCGCTCGGCGGAGATCGCGGTCCTCGCGTACGGCGACCCGGAGTGGCGTGAGTTCGCGTTGGCGAAGAAGGACCACTTCGACCACGGGCAGCCTCAGCGCGCGCAGTCGAACAACAGCCTGATGTTCTACTCGCGTCCGACGCGGGCGGAGCTGCAGGAGGTGTTCGCGCTCATGCAGGACGCGGGCGGCAGCGAGCCCGGCTTCATCAACGCCGCTGCGGCGAAGAAGCGCGCGCCATGGTTCTCGGGCATCAACCCGTGCGCCGAAATCCTGCTCGGTGACAAGTCGTTCTGCAATCTCGTCGAGACGGCCCTGCACCGCTTCAACGGGGACTGGCCCGGCCTCGCGCGTGCGCACTGGCTCGTCGCGCGCGCCAACTACCGGCAGACGTGTGTCGACCTTCGCGACGACGTTCTGCAGGAGGCTTGGCATCAACTCAACGAGTACCTGCGTCTGTGCGGCGTCGGCGTGACCGGCGTCGTGTCGTGGGAGCACGTCAACGATCCTGCGGCGTGGAAGCAGCTCAGCCTCATCGCGAACAACGGCGCGCACGGCATGGCGCTGCAGCTCGGCATGCAGCCGCCCGCAGCGGTCACCACGATCAAGCCGTCGGGAACGCAGTCGAAGACGATGGGCATCGAGGGCCTGGAGTGTCCGGAGGGCGTGCACAAGCCGCTCGGGCGCTTCATCTTCAACCGCATCCGCTTCAACGTGCACGACCCGCTCGTGGCGAAGCTCGCGAACGCGGGCTACCAGATCGAGGAGGACCCGTACGACGAGACGGGCTGCCTCATCGTGATGCCGGTGGAGTTCTCGGGCATCGACTTCGCCAAGGTCGAGATCGGCGGCGAGCTGGTCGAGGTCAACCAGGAGTCGGCGATCGAGCAGCTTGAGCGCTACAAGACCACGATGGAGCACTACGTCGACCACAACACGTCGATCACGGTCTCCTACTCCCCGGACGAGGTGCCCCAGATCATCGGGTGGCTTCTCAACAACTGGGATGTGTACGTCGGTGTGTCGTTCATCTACCGGACGGACCCGACGAAGAGCGCGACCGACCTCGGCTACCCGTACCTGCCTCAGACGGTCGTCAGTGAGACGACGTTCCGGGCGTACGTCGCCAAGCTGAAGCCGGTCGACCTGACGGGGCTCGCGTCCACGACGCTCCTCGACGCCGACGAGTGCCAGTCCGGCGTCTGCCCTGTCCGTTAACCTTTGACGTGATCCAGGTTGACACATGCTACAGAAGCCTGTACCACTGCGTCATCCTGGATCACACATCAAGGGACCCACCATCATGGACGCGCTTATCGGCCTTGCTCTCGTGCTCGGCGTCGCCGCCTTCATCGTCTACAAGGTCCGCCCCGATCTGTGGGCGCAGCTCAAGGCCCGCCTGGGGATCAAGTAATGATCCCCTTCATGCTCCTCCCAGGCGCCAAGGCGCCTGCGCGAGCGCACAAGACGGACGCGGCTGTCGACCTGTTCGCCTGCTTCGACAAGCCGGAACACGTCATCAAGCTGTTCCCCGGACAGCGCGTGTTGATCGGGACCGGCGTCTGCACGGCGATCCCGCCCGGCTTCTACGGTCAGATCGCTGAGCGTTCTGGTCTCGGCTACGGCGAGGGCGTCGGCCTGCTCGGTGGTGTGATCGACGCGGGCTATCGCGGAGAGATCAAGGCCATCGTGGTCAACCACGGACAGTCTTACTTCCAGATCAAGCACCACATGAAGATCGCGCAGCTCATCGTGCTGCCGGTCAATCTCGATGAATGGCTCGAAGTCGACACGCTCGCCCCGTGGGGCGGGGATCGTGGCGACGCAGGTTTTGGATCGACCGGGCAATGAAGATCACCAAACACTGGCTCGAAGGCGTCGACCGCGCGCCGACGAAAAAGATGGGCGGCGAGATCGAGCCGACCATCATCGTGATGCACTACACGGCTGGATGGACGACGCGGGGCGACGTCGCGACGCTATCCACATCGGACCGTCCCGCATCCGCTCATCTGGTCGTCGGACGTCAGGGCGAAGTCTTTCAGATCGTGCCTTTCAACATGAAGGCATGGCACGCCGGTCCGTCGCGGTTCAACGGA